TCAAGGCAAGGTATTAAGTTTAAAGGTGTTAAGTGAAGCCAGCCTTCGTATTAATGTGTTATTTATCAGGAGCTCCTGCTGGAGTACTGCATTTTGAAAACGTCAATACATGTGGTTATTTTAAAAAACATCTTAACGAACAGTATGTTGTCATTGGTGAAGATCAAAAAAGATACTCATGCTTTTGTAAATTAGTTAAGGTAGATGAAAAAAGAGTGAGGCTCTGGTAATGTTACAAGCACTAATTGGTCCAGCTACAAAACTCCTTGGTAAGTTTATAGAGGACAAAGATACAAAAAATAAGTTAGCACACGACCTTGCTACGATGGCAGAGAAACATGCACAAGCGTTAGCCAAAGGTCAAATACAAGCAAACACAGAACAAGCCAAACACCCAAGTTTATTTGTTGCAGGAGCTAGACCAGCAATAATGTGGATCTGTGCTTTAGGTTTATTGACACAGTTTTTTATTATGCCTATTGCAGAATGGGCGACTGCTATATGGTTACCTCAAATACAACTACCTGAATTAAATACTGGCGAACTTATGACACTTACGTTATCATTATTAGGACTAGGTGGTATGCGGAGTTTTGAAAAAACAAAAGGCGTTGCTAGGGAGAATCTTAAAAAATGAGTTTATATAGGAACATACATGCAAAGAGAAAAAGAATCAAAGCAGGAAGTGGCGAAAAAATGCGTAAAGCAGGACAGAAGGGTCGTCCAACTGCTCAACATTTTAAAGCGGCGAAAAGAACAAAGAGAAAGTAAATGTGCAGGATCTGTTCAGACATTTAAACATACACGCTAGGGTAAGTTATATGAAACAAAAAATAAAAAAAGTAGCTAGAAAATTAGAAAAAGCATCAAAAGCTCATGCAAGTCAAGCAAAGACACTAAAAAGTTTATTAAAAAATGGCAAAAAGAAAAACAAAAGATCCTAAAGTAGGCACTGGTAAAAAACCAAAAGGATCTGGAAGGAGGTTATATACCGATGAAAATCCAAAAGATACTATTAGCATTAAGTACGCTACTCCAGCAGACGCTAGGGCTACTGTTGCAAAAGTTAAAAGAATTAAAAAACCTTATGCTCGCAAAATTCAAATCCTTACGGTTGTCGAACAAAGAGCAAAATTTGCAGGGAAACCAAAGCAAGCCTCCATTGCGAAAAAGGGGAAGACCGCCATTAGGAACCAAAGGAAAAAAGTAAAAAAATAAATGGATCTTTACATTTATGATAGAATAGTTAATATTCTAAAAGAGAGGCAGAGAAGTTTAGAAGAACAATTACTACATGGTAGTGTAGAAAACTTTGAAGCCTACAAGGAAGTGAGAGCTAGACTCTCAGAACTTGCAACATTACAACAAGAGGTAAAACTCTTGCTCAAAAAGGTGGAAGATGAGTAAAATTATATTACCAAAGAGGTTACAAAAAAGGTTTCCTCCAAAAGAAGAACAACAAGAACCCCAACAAAAATCACTAGAAAAAATGCCAGAACCTACTGGGTGGCGGATTTTGATTTTGCCCTACAAAGGTAAGGCTAAAACAGATGGTGGTGTTTTGTTACCAGATCAAGCTGTAGAGCGTGAAGCACTAGCAACAGTTTGTGGTTATGTTTTAAAAATGGGTCCTCTTGCATACCAAGACAAAGATAAGTTTGGTGAAAATAGCACTCCGTGGTGTAAAGAAAAAGACTGGGTAATTTTTGGTAGGTATGCTGGAAGTCGTTTTCGTATAGAAGGTGGCGAAGTAAGATTATTAAATGATGATGAAATACTAGCAACAATTAGCAACCCTGAAGATATTTTGCATACATAGGAGAAATAAATGGCTGAAGCAAAACAAAGAGACTTACCCCTAGAGGAAGAAAATGAAGAAGTTGAAGTTGACTTACAAGAAACGAAAGAAGAACCTGAAGTTGAAAAAGCTGAAGAAACCAAAGTTGAAAAAGATGAAGAGGAAAACAACGAAGGCAAGTTAGACGGTTACAGCAAAAAGGTCAGAAAACGTATTGAAGATATGACCTATAAATTAAGAGAAGCTGAAAGACGTGAAAAAGCGGCGATTGAGTATGCTCAAGGTTTACAAAAAGAAAATAAAAGTCTGTTAGAGCGTAGCCAGACTATTGATGATTCTTATATAAAAGAGTATGACGCAAGGGTTACAAGTGAAGAATCCACACTTAAAACAAAACTTGCGGAAGCTATAACTGCTGGAGATGTTGATGCTCAAGTGGATATCAATAAAGATTTGGCAAGGTTAGCAGTAGAAGCTGAAAGGTTGAATAAAGCTAAAGTTGACAGAGAACAAAAAGTAAAAGAGGAAGAAGCAAAACCTGAACAAGCACAACAAGCACCAAAACAAGTGCATCCAAAAGCTCAGGCTTGGGCTCAAAAAAACACATGGTTTGGATCAGATGAGCCTATGACTCTTACAGCTTTTAGTATACATAATGAATTAGTTAGGGCAAATGGCGAACAATACGCTTTAACAGATGAGTATTATACAACGATTGATGCAAAAATGCGTGAAGCTTTTCCGCATAAGTTTGACGAACAAGATGTTGATACTACAGAAACTACGCAAGGAAAAACAGTAGTAAACACACCAGTAGCAGGAGCAACAAGGTCAAATCCAGGAAAAAGTGGAAAAAAAGTGACCTTATCAAAATCAGAGGTTGCAATCGCAAAGAAACTTGGTGTATCATTACAACAATACGCTAAACAAAAACAAAGTTTAGCTAGAACGTGAGGGAGACAATATGTCAGATAGAAAACCACGCACTGAGGTAACTAGAGAAAAAACTTCTCGTAGGACACCTTGGAAACCACCATCTACTTTAGATGCACCCCCAGCTCCAGAGGGATTTGTTCATCGTTGGATCCGAACTTCGGTTATGGGCTTTGACGATAAAAAAAATCTTTCTGCCAGAATCCGTGAAGGGTTTGACCTAGTAAGAGCTGATGAGTACCCAGATTTTGAGGCACCAACTATCCAGGACGGAAAACATGCTGGAGTTATTGGTGTGGGTGGTCTGGTACTCGCTAGATTTCCTCTTGAATCAAAAAGCGAAAGAGACGCATATTTTAAACAAAAAACATCCGATCAAATGGATGCCGTCGATAACGACATGATGAGAGAACAACACCCAAGTATGCCTATCCTTAAACCAGATAGGCAAAGTCGTGTAACCTTTGGAGCAAAGGCAACTAGCTCTGAATAATTTTAACTTATGAGAAGGAGAATACAAAATGGCGACAAATATTGATGCCCCTTTTGGTTTACGTCCTCATAACTTATTAGGTTCTGCACCAAACTCAATGGGGCTGACAAGGTACAAAGTACAGACAGCGGCGACGGCTGGATCATCTAGTTCAATTTTTCAAGGTGATATGGTCATTCCATTAACAAATGGATTAGTCGATGTTTCAGCGGCAGACGGTGGTAGTGTGGCAATTTTAGGAGTTATGAATGGATGTGAATATATTGATTTAGACGGGAAACCTCGTTTTGATAATCATTATCCTGGAACATCTTCAATTAAATCAGGTACTGAAGCAAGTATTTTTGTTTATGACAATCCGCATCAGATATTTGAAGTACAAGGAGATGCGTCCTTAACTAATGCGGCGACTGCACAAGCCCTAGTACACTCAAACGCAGAGGGTGCTGGCTTTGGATCAGAAAACGGTGCAACTGGTAAATCTATCGGTGAATTAGCTGTATCCACTGCAGGAGCGACTACAGCAGGTGATAATTTTAGGATCATTGGAATCAAAGATGATTTTAATGATATTGATGTTACATCAGCTGGAGTAATCTTTTTAGTGAAATTGAATGTTCATTTTCACTTAACTGCTACTGGCTTATAGGAGGGTATTATGGCTATTGCAAGATCACAACTCCTAAAAGAATTAGAGCCAGGATTAAATGCTCTATTCGGCTTGGAGTACGATAGGTATGACAATGAGCATGCCGAAATTTATGACACAGAAACTTCTGACAGAGCTTTTGAAGAAGAGGTAATGTTATCAGGCTTTGGTACTGCACCAGAGAAACAAGAAGGAGCCGCAGTTTCATTTGACACTGCAAACGAATCCTTCACTGCTCGTTACACTCATGAAACAATCGCTTTGGCTTTTGCTATAACTGAGGAAGCTATTGAGGATAACCTCTATGATAGACTTTCAAGCAGATATACAAGAGCGTTAGCAAGATCTATGTCTAATACAAAACAAGTTAAAGCGGCGAGTGTATTGAACAACGCTTTTGATAGTACTTTCACTTTTGGAGATGGTAAGGAGCTTTGTGCTACTGATCACCCAACTGCAGGAGGAGGTAATTTCAGAAACGAGTTAACAACACCAGCAGACTTGAATGAAACATCATTAGAACAATCACTTATTGATATCTCAGGATTCATTGATGAAAGAGGTCTCAAAATTGCTTTAATGGGTCGTAAGTTAATTATTCCAGTAAACTTACAGTTTGTAGCTGAAAGATTAATGGCAAGTAACATGCGTCCTGCAACAGCAGACAATGATGTTAATGCAATTAGAAATATGGGAATGTTACCTGAAGGGTATGTGGTAAACCACTTCTTAACAGATACAGACGCATTTTTCATTAAAACTGACTCACCAAATGGTTTTAAACATTTTGAAAGAGCAGGGATTGCAACATCAATGGAAGGTGACTTCGATACTGGTAATGTTAGATATAAGGCGAGAGAAAGATACAGCTTTGGCGTATCAGATCCTCGTTGTGTGTTTGGCTCTCCAGGAGCTTAAATCAAGGATCCCCTTGAAATTAAAGGAGCGACTTTACAGTCGCTCTTTTTTTATGTTATAGTTTATTAACCTTGACGGGAATAATCCCGACAAAGCCAAGACAAGGAGATTGATATGGCTAATACAACTTTTTCAGGTCCTATTAGATCTGAGAGTACAATTAAAACAATCAGTAAAAACGCAACAACTGGTGCAATTACAGAGGTATCAACCTTTGGTGATGGTCCAGTCAGTTTATCTGATGGTAACGTAACTCTTACAAATGCTACTCATAGTGGTAGAGTTTTACTTGTTCCAGATGGGGGGCAAGACAACACTTATACACTTCCAGCACCTATAGCTGGATCAATGTTTAGATTTGTTTATGCTGGAGGAGCCGCTGATGCAACAGACGCAATAATTGTAACTCCAGGAAACACTAATTTTTATATTGGTGGAGTAACATTTTTAGATACTGATGGTAACGAAGTGAGTTCAGTGTTCTCTGATGGTAACTCAAACAGTAGTATACAGCTAAATGTTCCTGCTGGATTTGATGTTACTATTATGGGTATAGATACAACTAACTACCAAATTTTTGGTAATGTTACATCAACTACTGCCCCAGCTTTTGCTGATCAATAATAGGAGGCTTATATGGCAGATGCAGTTGCTACACAAACTATCATTGATGGTAGTAAAACAGCAGTTTTAAAATTCACAAATGTTTCTGATGGATCAGGTGAAAGTGCTGTTACTAAAGTAGACGTCAGTGCATTAGCTAATAATTCTATTGGTCAGTCTTGTACTGGAGCTTCCATACAAAAAATATGGTGGCAGTGTATTGGTATGAAAGTCCAAATATTATTTGATGCAACCTCTGATGTTCTTGCAATTGAGTTAGGTGAAAACCAAAGTGGCTTTCATGATTACTCTGGGTTTGGTGGTATACCAAATAATGCAGGATCTGGTAAAACTGGCGACATACAGTTTACAACCGTAGGACATACAAGTGCGGATAGTTATACAATTATACTGCAAGTGGCTAAGGAATACGGTTAATGGCTACTACTAAAGATGTTAAAAGGACTCCCTCTGGTAAAATTAGTTACCGAGGGATGACTTTTCCAGGATTTAATAAACCTAAACGCACTCCTGGAGGTCCTAAAAAATCTGCGGTACTTGCCAAAAAAGGTAGTCAAATTAAACTGGTAAGGTTTGGTGATCCAAATATGACAATAAAAAAAGATCAACCAGGACGTAGAAAATCATTTAGAGCACGTCATAGATGTGATACAGCTAAAGATAAATTTAGTGCTAGATATTGGTCATGTAAGGCATGGTAATGAAAGCTAACGAAGTTTTAAAATTATTAGAAAAGCACGAAGAAGAGTGCGGAAAAAGATATGAACGTATAGAAAAGAGCCTTGATAAGTTTGATGTTAAACTTTGGGGACTTGCTGTTCTAATAGTAATAACCCCTTTTTTACATAAGTTGATTTAAAATGGCTATAACAAGAGGACAAATGCGTAAACAAATAAGTAAACCTCCAGCCAAAAAGAAAACAAAACGTAAAATACCCGAAAAATATTTAAAAGGTTTATCTAGTACGGAGCGTGCTAAACGTCGTAAAGAAATACAACGTAATGCACCCAAAGCAGATAACGACCCATCAGCTTATAAGTTCAGTACTGATTTTAAAAAAGGTAAACGCAGAAAAACAAAAGAGTCTGTTTATACAAAACGGTTTAGGAAAATGTATGGAGGTAAAAAGAAATGAAGAAAAAACTAACACCAAAACAAAAAAAGTTGGCATCTTTAACACCCCCCTTTAATAAAATTACACGTGGTGATATTATTAAAGGAGCTACTATGAGAAAAGGGAAAAAGAAAAATGGCAAACGTAAGTAAGACATTAGCTGAAAAAGCTAAAAAAGCTAGAGCAAAAGGTAAAAAGGTCACGGCTGGACAATTACGTCAAGTTTACAACAAAGGGCTCGCCGCTTATAAAACTGGACACCGTCCTGGAACAACACCAAACCAATGGGCAATGGCTCGTGTAAACTCTGTATTAACTGGAGGTAAAGCGGCGAAGGTTGATGCTCATATTTTTGGTAAAGGAAAAAAACCAAAGAAAAAACCAACGGCTAAGAAAAAAGGTTAATGTCATATTTGATTAGCAATATACCCTTCTTTAAATGTTGGGTACGCAAAGAATTTACGCATAATCATGAAAAATACAGAGGTGAGTTTATACATGCTCATGCGTTTGCTGTAACTACCATGCCAGATAGAACACTTGGTTTTCAAGTAGTTTTTACTGGTTGTGAGGTAGATGGTACAGATGAAACAAATATACATGGTGGAGCAATGTGGGCTAGAATGCCTTTAACTGCATTGGTTGCCGATATACCTTTAGAAACTATGCCTGACATTATGCACCCACGCTTTGCTCAGCCTTGGGACTGTAGCTCACATCACCATAGTGTTGTTAAGTTAGATTATGTAAGTGTTAGTCCATGGATATGTAAAATAGATAATAGGTTGCATATCGGTAAATATTTATTTACAATAGATTACAGTCAGTCTGATTTAGCAGATGATCCAGCTCAGCATAAGCAGAGTCATGTCATCCAATTAATAAAGGCTGATAATTGGACTGGTAACATTGTTGCCTTGCCAAATAACAGGGTTAGAGTAACTTCCCCTGCACTCTGGGAAACTGGAGAGGGAGCTCCCGATTTTAAACCGAGTCAATGGACTCATAACGCAGAGGAACATGAACAATATATGGATCCCGAAGTAACCTTCAACAATCTTTATAAGGAGAATAAGTAATGATGAAGAAAAAAAGCTATGCGATGGGTGGTGCTACTAACGATAAAAAGAAAATGATGGGCGGTGGTGCTATGAAAAAGAAAAGTTTCGCTATGGGTGGTGCTACTAACGAAAAAGAAAAAATGATGGGTGGTGGTGCTATGAAGAAAAAGAGCTTTGCTAATGGTGGCAAAGTAGTCAAAGGTCCTTATAGTTAATGACCACTTCATCCTCTACAGATTTTGAGCTAGATGTAGCTGAATATATTGAAGAAGCCTTTGAGCGTTGTGGCTTAGAGGTGAGGACTGGCTATGACTTACAAACAGCCAAACGTTCGTTAAATATATTATTAGCTGATTGGGCAAACAGAGGATTAAATCAATGGACTATTGAACAACGTACACAATCATTAACATCAGGTACAGCGGAATATAGTTTAGGAACAGATGTAATTGATATACTCAATGCTGTTATACGCAGAGGAACTACAGATTTTACAATTAGTAGAATAAGTAGGGATCAATACATAAACATACCAGTGAAGTCTACAACTGGTAGACCTAGTCAGTATTTTTTAGATAGGCAGATCACACCTAATTTAAAACTCTGGGCTACACCAGAAAACAGCACAGATACTTTTGTGTACGATGCTTTGACTAGGATACAAGACGCAGACACAGCTAAAAATACAATGGAAGTACCGTTTAGGTTTTATCCGTGTTTGACTGCAGGACTTGCTTATTATTTAGCAATGAAAAAAGCACCTGATAGAATACAAATATTAAAGGCTGTGTATGAAGAAGAGTTTGAGCGTGCTTCAGCAGAAGATAGAGATCGCTCTAACTTAACATTAACACCTAGTAGCACTTATTATGGGTTTGTATGACTAGATACGCTATTGGAAGAAAATCAAAGTTTATATCAGATAGGTCTGGCTTTGCCTTTCCATACAGAGAGCGAGTTATGGAGTGGAATGGTAATGTAGTTCATAGGTCTGAATATGAGGTAAAACACCCTCAACTTACACCACGCAAACCACCATTAGAGCCACAAGCTCTTTATCAACCTAGACCACAACAAGAGGATGATAATAAACAATTAATTGTAATAACAAATACTGGACTTGGAATATTAGGAACAAAATTAGATTCTTTTAGTGCCACTATAAGTTTAGGAACAGTAACAGTGAGCACATCATGAGTTTTACATTAACTACATTAACGGCTTCCGTGCAAGAGTGGACACAAAATGATGAAAGTACGTTTGTAGCTGAGATACCATTTTTCATTAAAAATGCAGAAGAACGTATTTTTAAAACTGTCGATTTAGATTATTTTCGTAAAAACGTAACTGGTGTAGCGACGTCAGGTAATAAGTTTTTACAAAAGCCAAGCGATTATTTGGCAACTTTTTCATTATCTTTAGTAAGTAGTGGATCAAATGTTTTTTTACTACAAAAAGATGTAAACTTTTTACAAGAATTTCACCCTGACCCAACAGTTACTGGAACACCAAAATATTACGCACAGTTTGATCTTACTAATTTTATTTTAGCACCAACTCCAAATGCAAATTTTACAGCAGAATTACATTATTATTACAGACCAGCATCACTTACAACTGATGATAGTGGATCAACTTGGATTAGCACAAATGCCCCTGATGCTTTACTATATGGTACATTAGTAGAAGCATATACGTTTATGAAAGGGGAAAAAGATTTGTTGGATTTATATAACGGTAGATATTTAGAATCTATCGCACGTCTCAAAAATTATGCAGAAGGTAGAAATTACTCTGACTCTTTTAGAGAAGGTTTGGTTAGACAAAGACAAACATGAAGAAAAATAAAAGTGTTGCTATTGTCGGTCTTGGTAATAGCTTTAGTGAATTTATTTTAGCTAGAATTAGAAGTGAAAAATTTGATGAAGTATGGGCAATTAACTCTATGTCTGGAGTTATTTATCACGATAAATGCTTTATGATGGACCCACCCTCTAGGTTTTTAGATACACCGAACGCAGGTCAACAAACTAACATAATGGCTAATAGATTAAAGTCAAAATTAAACATACCTATATTTTCTTGCACTCTAGATAAAAGATGCCCAGACGTAGTAGAGTATCCATTGCAAGAAGTGTTACAAAAGACAAAATATGCTTATCTGAACAATACCGTCGCTTATGCTTTTGCATACGCCATAGCTAATGATTTTAAAGAGTTACATTTATACGGGATAGACTTTACGCACAAAGCAGTAAACTTTGCAGAGGCGGGTAGAGCTTGTTGTGAGTTTTGGTTAGCTATAGCCATATCAAAAGGTATAAAAGTAAATATTGCACACAACTCAAGTTTATTAGATACAAACATACCAGATGATCAAAAGTTGTATGGCTATCATAGACTTGAAGACCCTATCGTTTCTACAACTACACAAGGTAGTATGTTAATAACAAGAAAATCAAAATTAGATCCTCCGGAGCCTTTAGATGCAACACCTAATATTGTTGGCAGAGAGGATATACTAGGTGTAACTTACGAGGAGGTTAATAAAAATGTTTAATATTAATGTATCAGAGTTAGGTAATGTAATTGTTAAAACCTCAGAAAAAGGTGGTTTAAACAATGAGCAAATAGCAGATTTAGCTGTAGATAAAATAGCAAGTGTGTCAGAAGATGCTCCCTCGCATTTAAAAGAACAAGCCAAATTATTTAGAGAACAACTTAAAGGTATTATTCATCATTATATACTCTTGGCAAGAAAGGAAGAGCGTGCTAGTATTATCCAAGTCCTACGATCAAATGGTCAAAAGGAAACGGCTGATTATATAAGGAGACTCTAATATGGCTATAACACAAGCGATGTGTACTTCCTTCAAAAAAGAGTTATTAGAAGGTGTACACAATTTTAAAAACTCAGGTGGAGACACTTTTAAACTAGCCCTTTATGCAGAAGGGAGTGGTGGTAAATCTTCATCAACTGCAACATTAGGTGCAACAACGACTACTCTTGCTACGGCTGGAGAAGTAGCGTCAAGTGGCACATATTCAACTGGTGGTGCAAATTTAACAAGGGTAGATCCAAGCACCTCTGGTACAACTGCAATTACAGATTTTGCTGATTTAAGTTTTACCACTGCGACGATTACTGCAATGGGAGCTTTAATCTATAACAGCTCTGACAGTAACAAAGCTGTATGTGTTTTAGATTTTACATCTAATAAAACATCAACAGCAGGAACGTTTACAATACAATTTCCAACAGCAGACGCATCAAACGCTATTATTAGAATAGCCTAACAAAAAGGCTAACCAATGGCGAACATTACTGGTTGGGGTCGAGGCACATGGGGTGAGGGAGCTTGGAACGCTCCTTTAGCCGTTGAAGTTACTGGAGTAGCAGGAACTACAGCTCTTGGTAATGAAGTTGCTTTTGCAAGTATAACTGTTGTTGAAACTGGTCTTGCTGGGACTGGTGCTGTAGGTAACGTAACTGTTACTGGCACAGCATCTTTCAGTGTAACTGGTAATACAGCGACTGCTCAACTTGGTAATGAAGTTGCTTTTGCAAATATAACTGTTGTTGAGACTGGATTACAAGGAACTACAGCAGTAGGTAATGTAGTTTCAGAGGGTGGTGCAGTCGCAGTTGCTACTGGCGTTGCTGGAACTTCGGCATTAGGCAATACAACAGAAACGGGGACTGGAAGTTTTTCTGTTACTGGTAATGCTGGAACTACAGCAGTAGGCACTGCTCAAGCCTTTCCAGAATTTGTTGTAGGTGTAACGAGTGTTACTGGAACTGGTGCAGTAGGAAATGTTTCTGTATCTGGCACTTGTGCTTTTTCTGTTACTGGTGTCGCTGGAACTTCTGCTTTAGGTGAAGAAGGAACTTCGGCTGGATCTACTGTTGTAGAGACTGGATTATCTGCAACTGGTGCAGTAGGAACTGCAACTGTTCTACCTTCCCTTACAATTCCCGTCACTGGCTCAGCAGGAACTGGTGCTATTGGTGATGCCCTCGGTGCTGGAGGAGCAAAAGTTGTTGAAGAGGGTTTAACTGGCACTGTTAATCTTGGTGACGAAGCTGTAAGTGGTGGAGCAACTGTTTCTGTAACTGGTGTCAGTGCTACTGGTGGTTTAAGAACAGATGATACTGGAACAGTTACGTTTGCTGTAACTGTTCGAGATGATGGTGGGGGAAACAAATATTATATTGATGGTGTAAAACAAGATACTCTTTCTTTGACAGAGGGTAAAACGTACAGATTTGATCAAAGTTCTTCTGCTTACGTAGGTAACTCAAACCACCCATTAAGGTTTTCTACTACATCAAACGGCACTCATGGAGGAGGCTCCGAATATACAACTGGTGTTACAACCAGTGGGACTCCTGGATCTGCTGGTGCGTATACAGAAATAACTGTGGCTGTAGGTGCTCCAACATTATATTATTACTGTACAAACCACTCAGGCATGGGAGGGCAAATCAACACTATTGCAAGTTCCGATCTAGTTATTACTGGAGGAGCGACGTTTGCCACAACTGGTGTAGCTGGAACAAGTGCGTTAGGAACAGCTTCTGGTGTCATACCTATTGTTGTCTCTGTTACTGGTTTTGGTATAACAACTTCATTAGGAACTGCTACTAGCTCTGTGGTTTCAAATATTGTAATTACTGGAGTGGTAGGTACTGCGACGTTAGGAACTTTAAATTTATACGGTATCATTGCAAATGATATATCTGTGAGTTATACTGAGGTAACTCCGTCACAAACACCAAATTGGGCGGCTTGATTTAAAAGGATGGTAATATGGCAAGTACATTCGTAAATAATTTAAGACTCGAAGAAATGGCGACTGGAGAACAGTCAGGAACTTGGGGTACAAAAACAAATACAAATTTAGAACTCATAGGTGAAGCATTAGGTTTTGCTACTGTCAATATATCTTCTGATGCTGATCAGACAGAAACTATTGCAGATGCCTCGTCAGATAATGCAAGAGCCCTGTACATCAAAGTTACTTCTACTAGCTTATCAGCTACTAGAACTTTAACCATTGAACCTACTAACGTAAAAAGAGTGCATATTATAGAGAATGCAACAACTGGTAGCCAAAGCATAACCATAAAACAAGGATCAAATAATGCGGCTGATAAAGTTACTATTCCCAATGGAAAAACAAAAGTTGTTTATCTAGATGGTAACAGTTCTTCAGCAAAAGTTGTAGATGCTTTTGCACACTTATCAGCTCCAGATATAACAGTAGATGATGATTTGATCGTAGGAGATAATGTAACTCTTAATTCAGATAGCTCTGTAATAAGCATGGGTGCTGATGGCGATGTAACACTTACACATGATGGAACAACTGGTGTAACTATTGGAGCTAACCCAATAACTTTAGATTCTGGTGCTGAATTAAATCTAGATTCAGCTACTGGTATATTTGTATTTAAAGACGGTGGTGGTGAAGTGTTACGTTTTACAGAGGGCAACTCTGGTGATGTTACAATAAAATTAGCCACAGATGCTAAAGATTTAGTTTTTACTGATAATGGTGATGCAACGAATATGAAAATATTAGACGCCGCCGCTGGAATAAATGTTCCAGGAGAAGTGCAAACAACTAAAATAGCATTCACTGATGGTGATGATGCTATTACAATAGCAGATGGTGGAGGAGTTACTTTTGCTCAAGGCGTAAGTTTTGGTGACAATGCTATTACAAATGTAGGTGATATAGCTTTAGATAGTATATCATCAGATGCTGGAACTGGCACTGCCATAACTTTTGGTGCAAGCACAGTACCAAACACTCAAACGGCAGGATCACAAACTGGAAACATCACTCCAGATTTTTCTCAATATACTAATTTTATTTTAACATTGACTGGCAATATCGTCTTACAAGATCCTGGAGATGAAGTCGCAGGACAAATGGGTGTATTTGTATTTATTCAAGATGGTACTGGTGGACGCACTTTATCACACGCAGATGATAGATATCATGTAGCTGGTGGTACTTCTTTAACTTTATCGACTGGTGCAAATGATGTGGATGTCGTGCCATACTTTGTTAAAGCTGATGGTACAATATTGTTAGGAGCAATACAAAAAGACTTTGTGGAGGCATAATGAGTGGTAACTCTGCATTTTGGTTAGCTAATCCTAGTACTGGTTTTTATAATGGTGAAGTTCAACAATCTGGAAGATTTTATGGCTCAACTGGTTATATAGACCATCAATTTAGCACTCCAACATCACAAAAGAAAATGATATTTGCTGTTTGGGTAAAACCAAGTGAGTTTGGAAGTACACAACATATTATGGGTGGCGGTCCAAGTGTAACTAACTATTTTTTATTTTGTTTTTCTGCCTCTGGCTTTTATAATTCTACAGATTCATTTAAATTTGGAATTGTAAGTGGTAATGTTAATCGACTATACAGAGTTACAGACGCACTTTTTCGTGACCCTAGTTCGTGGATGCACGTCTGTGTTGCCATAGACACAACACAAGCAACTGCTAGTGACAGAGTACAACTGTTTTTTAATGGTAAAAGATACACTGGAGGATTTTCTCTTTCTAATACTCCAAG